GTTTTCGGCGCCTTTTTGAGCAATCGGAAAATAGTTGCTCGAATATGCTCAAAGTCACAGAAAAGACTTGACATCGCATCGCAACTGTACTATAATCGGCGCGGAGCATCCGACGCAAATCGTCGTCGTACTACTACTGGCGCCCCCGCGCCGATTTGTCAACCCGATGCTCAAAAAAGACTCGACCAATTGGTGGAAAGTTGGTCACACGTTTTTGAGGCCCATGCTAAAACAATCGTTGACCTACTACTGGCGCCCCCGCGCCAAAAATCTGGGAAAGTCAAGCTTTTTCTCAGATTTTTTCAGCGCGGAGTGTTCCACGTGGAACATGCCAAATGCGAATGGTTCTCATCCGCATTTATAGTTGGCATGATTCTTGCCTAGTAAATTTTAACGATAATAAAAAGCTGTATCATAATCATCATTAAAGGGCAAACGGTTCTGATTATTTCCATTTGCATTTTAAGGCGGAGTAGCTCCGCCTCATCTTTAGGTAGTAAGCTCATCGTCCTAGCTCCAGAAGTTGAGCGCGGGTTGTATCGCGCAGAATGTGAGTTAAAATTGCGGCCTCATAATCTCGCGCATCTTCTAGCGCGGTGTGAGGTTCATCTTCTAGCGAATCGCCTAGAATAAATTTTGCCATTGCGTCCGCTGTCATTTGCGGCTTGCGTCCCTTAGCAGTCAAGAGGCCGCGATCTATGCAGAATTGTTGATATTCTGCCAGAACCCCAATTTTACGCTTGGCCGCTTTCATCAGACAAAAACGCTCTGCAAAAATGCCCAGATTAATGCGAGTATTGCGGCATTTTCCAAGATCGAAAGATATATTGTAGGCGGTCAAAACAGGGGCATATTGAGCATTGACGCGCACCAACCATTGATTGATTAAGCCAACCGAGGCAATTGAACGGTGACCATCTTCGACCATTTGGTCATAATCCTTGAGCCTACGGTGTGCGCTCTGCTCTGACCAAAATGCGTCAGGGTCAGCTAGTGGGTCAGAGAATAAAGGGAATTTACCAAAATGTCCGTTTACAAGGTGGCCGACCTGTTCGACAATCTCGCCTTGCTTGGTTACGATTACCGCGCCAAAATCGGCAACGGTCTGTTTTTTGGTTGTCTCAGTGTCTACGATCAGATAAAAATGTTTCATGGTTTAAGCCCTTAATTGAAGATTTAATTTTACAGCATTTCTTGTGCGAATGCCAATTTTTTCTGCCATATCTAACACGCCTTGATTATCATCGTAGAATGTAGCGTTACGAGTCCATCTTGCAAAAGGTATTTTGAGATCAGCGAATAGCGCAATAAGTTTAGCGCGTTTCATTTCAGCGTCACCGCGATTATCACCAAGTGCGCGAGAGAGAATAAATTGCGCCTTGATACCGTGGTCAGCTAAAAAAACGTGATCCCAAACACCCAGAACGCGAGCAGTACAGATAATAACAATATCACCGTTAGCATAATTGGATTGCATCAACCGCGCCAATGGTAGCAATTTATCTTGCTCAATGTTCTCGCGTGTATTGTCAGCGATCCATTTCGGCAGATCTATATCACCATTTGGCAAGGTCGAATATCGGTGGCTTGAGTCGATCACGGTTCCGTCTAAGTCCCAAATTTTATATTGCATGATTTACGCTCCCATCAATTGAACAGCAAAGCCGCCAATTGATACCAAGTTAAGAACAACCAGATTCCAGATTCTGGCGTATGTCATTTGGACGGTCAGCAAAGCAAGGCCGAGAATAGCAATGGCCGGTAGCATAGTAAAAGAGAACAGAGCCATGACGATTGCGCCAACGTATCCAATAGCAGTAGCAGTTGTATTATTCATAATTAAATCTCCGGTGGTTAAGGCCTGATTATACAGGCCTTTCCCTAGTTATGCAAGCGATGAAAGTAATTTATTTAGAGCCGAGCCAGTAGCCTTTTCTAGCCCGTCAAGCGAGTCAGTATCGACTGCCGCGCAGATTGCCGCGACCATATCGGCCTTGCTAGGTGCCGCTTTTTTCTTGGCTGGTGCTGGCTTGCTGATATAGTCGAAGCCCTCGCGCTTAGTCTTGGCGATGATAGAACGAACGCCTCGATCTAATTGCTTGGCTAATTCTTGAGCCTTAGCATAGTTGATAGGTTGAGCCGCTTTAAGAACCGCGACCATTTCGGGAGTGTAGTTAATATCAGTCATAATTTTATATCCTAGTAAGTAATTGTAAAGAGATGCTATTCTATCATAGAGTGCAAGCATTAGCAAGCCTTTATTAGAGAATTTAAAGAAAAAATTAGCGCGGCCATAACTGGAACCATAACCAGAGCCAGCCAGCCCACGCCACCAAGAAACGAGATAACGAACGCAAGAGCCGCGCAAAGGATCAAAAAAACGTTTAAAACGATTGTAAATAATGCCATGGTGAAGCCCTTCCCTATCTGTCTAATGAGGTGATATTATAGCACGCCCAGCGAATCCGTCAAGTAAATAATAAAATTTTTCTGCATGTTTTTTAGAATAAAAAAGCATAAGGGGAGGGGCGGTTAGACGACTTGGTTATAAGCCGCGCGGCCGCGCTCCCCTCCACGTACAACTTTAAGAGAAACGAGAAAACCAAAAGGGTGTAACAAAAAAAATTCTTGACAAGCTATTCAAAGCAGAGTAAAATGTACCTACAATCACAGCGCAAAGGAGAGCACCTTGAAAAAATTATTTATAATTATAGTATTATTATCGACAGGGTGTGCAACTAACACCTACGGCACGTGGACTGAGAGCGAGCAGAATAAGTACAAGTACTATCTATCAATGCAGTTGATAGATACTGCACAAACTTACAAAGTAATAAAATGTACTCCAGAGTGCGGTCTTGCAGAAGGCAACCCTATTTTCGGTTCAAAACCTTCTGTAGGAAAACTCTTACTGGTTAAAGCCGCAACTAATGCATTAGTATACAACCTGTTAGGACGCGACCTCAGTGAGAAAGAGCGTGGCCTAGCTCTAAATATTATGAATACTGGAGCTACTTTAGTAGTTGTTAATAATCAAATATTACTTAGTAAATCCTTTTAAGAAAAAGACTTGCCCAAACCATTCTTCCCCATGACCAACTTGAAAAAAATTGTTGACAATTTATGGAAAGTGAGATATAATTGGCAGCATAACAGGAGAATACTAACCCATGGCAACTACTATAACCTTTGACTCAAGTGTAACAGCTGCAACCGAACCTTCTGGTAGCGGTAGCACTAGTCATTATTTCAGCTGGGCGAATATTATAAATAATGTTCACGAGAATAGTACTATTAATGCGTCAAAACAGGTTTGGTATAGGGTTTCTCGAAATTCAGGAAGTGTAGGATCAGGAGAGCTTGGATATACTTCCGGTTGGGAAGCTCTAACCCAAATCGGGACTTCAAACAACTATACTTTTGATGTAGATGTGCTAATTAATGACGATGGCGTAGATGAGACTGCGAGGCAGGGAGAGTCTTTTACTCTTTCAATTTATTCTCACTCTAGCCAGTATCAGTTGATAGGATCAGTTAACTTTACTCTTTATGATGCTGACTTTTCTGCATCCTCAATAAGCCCTGCGTCTCAAACTATAGCCTCAAATGCTACATCTGCTAGCGTCACTTTGACACAGAGTCAGACTCCTGAAGCTGCTAACCCGAATATGTTTATGTATAACACTTCAACACTTACAGGGTGGTACCCCTCTGTAGGCTTTGGAACCTCTACGACACAGTCATTAACACTTCCATCTACAATGCTGCCTCCTGCAGGAAGTACTTCAAATTATATTATAAGGCTATACAACGGAACCGCTTGGTACCTCCAGCAGCCCTGGAACTTTAGCATAACGAAATCTGCTGCAGCTTTAGTTGCCCCAACGTCAAATGGCGCTATAGCTACAGAGTCTTCTACTAGTTCCCCAATATCAGTAACTCTAGGCTTTAGTAGTTATGGTTCAGGCGGTGTTTTTCAAGTTATGCAGTCTACTGTTCATAGTAATCCACCCCCTGCCGGAACTTGGACTACTGTATCGGAAGCTCCTTATGTATTTAGCCAGAGTAGAGGAACTACGAGGTACTACTACTCTCGTAGATATGATAGTAGTACAGGGAATACCGCGGTAGGCACTCCTACACCTGTAGGAGAACAGGTACCAACTACGCCTGTTCTCTCGAGTGTTACAGACACTGCGACGTCACATACGGTTGTGCTCTCAAACAATCCCTCTAGTGACGGGATTACGACTGTATATTATTATCAAAGCCAAAGTAGCAATGCAATGGCTTCTGATACGGCATGGAGAGACCAAGGGACAGACTCACCTCCGTCTGGTTGGCAAACAAGCCCTACATTTACAGGTATCTCGACAACAACAACTTATTATTACTGGGCAATGGGCTGGACCGACTCTAACCCAGGACCTGATGGAGCTGTATTATCAGGTCCTATTTCAAAGAATTCTTCTGGTGGTAGTTCTTCACTCTCTTATGGCCTGGAGATTTATGACGCAGGCAATAATCTACGAATGAGTACAGCAAAGAGACAACCTAGACTTGTCGGCTATGTAAGTGGAACGGGGAATGGCAGTACTTTCAGTCAATCGTGGACGAATTTTAATACTCCGTCCCCCGCAGAGTGGCTTGTAGTATCTTTAGAAGGTAACTCTAACTACTATGCTACTCAAGGGACTACTGCAGGCAGTTTCCAGGCTACAAGAGCCGATGTACGTACAAGTAATAGTTCAAACCAAGTTTTATCAGGCAGTGAAGACTACAGATTTGCAATATTGAGGTATTAAAATGAGTTATGGATTAGAGACAGAAAATAGTAGTGGCAGAACTCTTATTGATGAGTCTTCCAGACAAGTGCAAATAGTTAAATCAGGCTCTATAGTCCCTAAGCCCATAGGTAGGGCTTACAGCGCTTCATTAAACCCTTTTCGATTTGGAGGCAGTGCAAATCCTATATCCAGCCCTATTTTAGTCCCCGGGCTTGGACAGGAGTCTTTGGTCTTTATTAAACCTCGAAGAACTTCAGGAAGTTCAAGCACAGCTCTTCATGTTGGAGTACAGTATGGTACTACGACAATAGTATGGACCTCTACACAGGCAACAATAATAGGTACTAACTACGTGTATGCAACTTATGCAACTTCTTCAGCTTTAATGCCCTTTAGCTTAAACTACATAGGCAATGATTATTCTTCAACAGTAGTGAACGATAGCCCTACAGTTGATACCTTAGGCAGCGTTATAGGGTATGCAGCAAACGGTTTAGGTAATAACACGGGCGCTACCCGTATCCTTAACATTGAAACTACCGCAACGAGTGGTGTGTATAAACTAACTATATCAGGGACCTGGGGCGCTAGTAAGCCCACAGGTACTAACTCTTTTACTTTAGATAGAGAAGTGGTGTGGTTCTACACCCCAAATAATGGAGGTTTTGTATCTTCATTTAGCTATGGCAGCTCCCAGCAAAATGAATGGATATTAGACTACAAGTTTGGAACCCTTAGTGATAATGCAGAAGAGTCTGCCGGATATGGCCTAGAGATATTTACGTCAGCAGGCAGATTGGCTTGGAGCTCAAACAGGGTAAATTTTCAGATAGAGAAAACAGTTACAGGCCCTACAGATATAGAAGCGGGCACTGCCTTAGGATCCTGGGCTTACGGGTCAGGGGTCTCAAGTCCTGTAATACATACTACAGTTGATAGCCCTTCAACTTTTTCTGATTATTATATTATGGTAACGGGCTCAGGCAATACGTCAGGGTTTGTAAAAGGTACAAACAACAACGGGGTAGGGAATTCTCCTCATGGAATTTCTTTTGGAGTAGGATACGCCTTCTGCCCCGTAGGACAACGCTTTTTTAATAATGCGACCATGGCAGGACCTGCAGGAGGAGATCAAGTGGATACTGTTTCAATAAGTAGTACCGAGGCAGGTATGTCGATGAGCCCTATCTATCAAAGTTTTTACGGGAGTGCTCCAGCAATTACTGGCGGTTCTTACGTATCAGACACGTGGGCTATAGAAGCCACAAGAACATTAATTATAGGAAAATTCGTATGATAGCAGCACTAATAGATCCAAATACCGGAAGAATTGAATCTTTCACAATGCCTGCAGAAGAGTCCGATCTCTGGGACGGGCAAGTCATAGGAGGTCTCAGAGTTAAATGGGACCATCATAATGTTTTCGGAGACAATCCCGGATATGGACAACACACCCATTATTTTGACGGAGAAGCTTTTGTAGAGAAAGCAGAGAAACCTTCTAACAATCATTTGTATAATTGGACCACTAAAGCCTGGGAGTGGGATTCTACAGGTTTCTGGAACAGCATCAGACAAATTAGGGATACAAAACTATCTGGGTCTGATTGGGCAGTGCTACCAGATAGTCCCCTTACTGATTCAAAGAAAGCAGAGTGGCAAACTTACAGGACAGCATTGAGAGACGTTCCTGCGGCCAACTCAAGCGTCACAGATTTAGATAATATAGTGTGGCCTACTCAACCTAGTTAGTGACCTTCCTTAACAAGGAGGCCCTCCTTAACAAGGAAGCAAGAAATAATCTCATGAAACGTCTATACGCTAAGTACGGATCCAGAGAAAGTAAAAAAGGCACCCTACTCAACATTTTAGTCTGAGCACTCAAAAAAAGTTCTTGACAATTTGCTTTATTCGTAGTATACTTCTAAAAATTAAAACCACATATAGGTAACACATGAAAAAGATATTACTTCCATTACTTTTAGCGTCTTCGTTAGTGTATGCACAGGATGATACTACTGTAACACCTGGAGACGTAATTACTACTGATAGTACAACGAGAAGTGACGTAAATAGTACATCAACTACTACGTTAAAGTCTCCACCACCTTCGGCAATTACACCGACGATGAATATATCAAACTCGGACTTATGTACGGTAGGAGTTGCGGGTGCAGTACAGACTCAGATACTGGGTATCTCCATGGGTACTACTATGAGAGATATGAATTGTGAAAAGCTGAAGAATGCAAAGACTCTTTACGATATGGGCATGAAAGTCGCAGCAGTATCAGTAATGTGTCAGGACAAGCGTGTATTTGATGCAATGTTAATGGCAGGAACACCTTGCCCCTATGATGGTATGATCGGCGAAGATGCAAAAGCTGGCTGGGAAACTCATACTGCAGAGCAGCCTGTAGAAGAAAAAGAAGAGGAGAGTATGGATGAAACTACTAAACAGACACTTTGGGCTACTGGCGGTGTCGCTAGTCTGCTCCTCTTACTCCTACTCTGAAGAAGTTTACGGCAGCACTACAAATGCTGCTAACTTTGGTTATAACTGGGTAATGCAAAACATTCTTCCGCAGCAAGCTGGTCTTACTGTGGGGAATGTTATTTATCGTTATACGGCAGTGAAAAATATTGATGATCCAATGCTCGTCCATGTACAGAACGAGAATGCTTTAGGAGATGGTTACATATTTCGAGAAACAGATGATTGGTCTGGACTTCAAGGTAACACAATCTATAAAGCAATACCTGTAGGAGATATTCCTATAGACTACTGGGGCAACGGCTCTATCGAGATCGAAGGTATAGGAAGTGTGTTAGATCCCTCCGTAGTTTATACTTATAGGTATGATACATGCTTTGACCCACAGACAGATCCTTCTTGTGAAGGATATCAAGAACCTTACGTTTTAGCAGATATACTGCCCCAAGAGTACGTAGATCCGCAGCAAGAAGAGTTCTTACGTTTGGAGATGGAAAAGCAATATAAGCTCGATCAACAAAAAGAACAAGAAGAGTACGATCGCAAACAAAGAAAAAAGAAAGTCAAAGTAGACCTCCAAAAGATGTTAGGAGGCTTAAACGCTTCAGCAATGTCAGAGGCTGCTAGTCTACAAGAGCAAGCCTTATTTGCAATGAATTTTATACCAGCTTCTTATAAGTCTGCTCTCAAGGGCGGACAGTATGAAGATGTACCGATGTTGAAAGATGGATTTATACCCAATAATAAAAAAGCTTTGCGGTTCGGTTTAGCCCAACAACGCAAACATGAAGAAATGCTAGATCTCCAATATGATAAATAATTATCAACAGGGTGCTTAACAGCACTAGGAACTATTTAAACTATGAAAAATAAACTAATTATACTAGCCACCATAATGGCCGCTCCCGTACTAGCGACAGCAACCACGCCTATTTCAGGTACCGTAGCCTCTAAATGTATTGTTACAACAGACACAGATGGTGTTTATGGTAACCCTTCCGCAACTAAACTAACCACTGCTAGCTCTGACGGCGGAGTACTCCCTATCATTCGCTATGATATTATTACAGCGAATGCTTATAATGCAAGAATTTCAACTCCAATTAGTTTTACTTCCAGCCCTTCTTTAGCCGGGGATGTTGTTAATTGGACAGGTTCTACTGTTGCCAACCAAATGTCAGATGCAGGTATGTCCGTATTTAATACAGATAAGGTAGTATATAATAATACTACTGAATTTCCTTTAAGTATTGCAGGAAGCGTATGGTTTGATATATCTTCTGAAGCAACTTACGGGTATAACAAAGCATTTCCTGCAGGATCATACTCAGCAGTTGTAACAGCGGAGTGTATCGCCCAGTAATGAGAATGCTTATTATATTGGTTTTAGTCTTTACCGGTGGGTACGCAAGTGCCCACCAATGGACGCCAACATATCCAAAGCTTAAGCCGTCTCACATTGTTGGAATATATACCACCAAAATGGAACTGTTCAATGCTAGAAAAGAAATAAGTTATTATTCCATTGGAGTGTTTGATAAAGACTGGAAGAAGGTACCTTTTGTTTCAACACCTTCTCTCCTAAAAGTACGACACCTCGACAAGAAACTTGTAGAGATTTATTTACATAAAAGAGATACAAAGAGAGCGCACTATATCTGTTCCAAGTCAAAGATATTAAGTAGCGTGCGAGACCCTTCAATTATAGCATCGAGGATTTGTTCAAAGATCAAGTGATATTATGAAAAATTTGTTAATAGTAGTACTAGTGTGTGTGGGCTTCAGGGCTTGGGGAGAGTCGAGTTCCTTAAATTTGAATTTGCCAAACTCTCCTCAAACTTATGCTTCTGATAGGATTCGTGCAGGAAACTTTGAATGCCAGAATGCGATCGGAGCGGCAACTAATTTTGAGTTTGGAGTGGTTGGCTTTCTAAACAATAATACTAATACTAGTAATCCTTATAATGACGTATACAATAATAATCCTAGCGAATTTATAATGGCTCCTCAAAACCAAGTCTCAGATGTGGGAGTATACGCTAAGATAAATATTCCCATCGGTGGACCGAAAGAACGTATCAACTGTAACTCACTGTATGAGTTAGAACTCCAAGTTAAAAGGATGGAAGTTGAAAAGCTAAAGCAAGAGATCAAGAATCTCAGGAATTTAAGTTTCGTAGATGAAATTGAGGTAGTGAAATAATGGCAGAATTTGAATTTGGAGGCATGACCTTCAAAGGTGGAAAAGCAGTTGTACTGCTTACAGCATTATCAACACTAGGTGGGGCGGCATGGGCCGGGTTCCAGTTTTATGACGACTATATGGATATGAAAGAAGTTATTGCCAATATAGATACTGGTGCAATCGAAGCACGTAATGATCAGATAGAACTAAAGCTTGATGAAGCAATTGAGTATACCCGTGATATTAAGTCTGGACTAAGAGACGATATTATTTCAATCGAAAAGCAAGCAGATAGAGTAGAGGATCAAGTTCGTGACTCAGAAGAGAAAGTACGAGTAATGATCGATAAAGCAAATGACAGATTCGAAACTAAACGTGACTCTTTAAAATCCGATACGGACAGAGACATGAAAGAACTAGAAGACCGTCTTACCAAGAAACTGCAAAGAGCACTTGATAATCCCCTTGCAGACTAACCTGAGAAAAAAATCTCTTGACAACCAACCTCTATTTGAGTATAATTTGAACCATGGCAAAAGAACTAACTACAATTTCTCCTGAAGGACTAGAGATAGCGAATAGTTATCTACAGTACGGCAACATTCGCGGTGTATGCGAGTACCTTCAGGTATCCGAATCACAAGTAGTAGATGTGTTGAATAAGCGAGAAGTAAAGAAATACATTGATACTGTATATTTAGATATGGGATACCGAAACAAGAACAACATCGGTTCCTTATTAGACGAGATGATCGCATCTAAACTCGAAGAAGCCCAGGAATCTGGCGTCTACTCTAGTAAAGACTTAGCTGATCTATTACAAATGGCTCATAAAATGCGTATTGACGAGATCAAGGCGCAGGCAGATCTTGCTAAAGCCGAAGGAAGCAACATAAAGAACCAAACCAATGTACAGATTAATGAGTCTGTACCCTTCGGTCAGGGTAATTATGGCAAGCTCATGGAAAAACTACTCAATGGCAACGAATCCTAATGACGTCAACTGGACGGTAAGTACAACAGAGAGGTTTTTAGAAACCACTCGACAAGTAGATAAACTTGAGATGGAGCACCGAATGCATGAGGTTCAGTGTGAAGAGCGCTGGAAGACTACTTTTCAAAGACTTGAAAGTATAGATGAGCAACTTAGTAAAATGGATCAAAGAATGTTAACATTAGGCGGAACCATTATATTGTTCCTGGCGGGTGTAATTGTAACCCTGGTAACTATGCAAGGAGTCTAACATGCCTTATGGAAAAAAGAAGCCAAAAAGAAAGCTGCCAAAACGTGGGCAAAGAGCTGCAGGTAACAAGCGGCGTCGGGGAAAGAAATGATTGAGATTTATGAAAAAAGAGGACGGTGGTGCTTTAAAGATGCTTTTGATAAGATACACAAGTTTGCTACCGAAGCCGAGGCAAAAGCATCTTTGGGCTATAAAGAACCTGAAGAAGAGTATTGTGAATGCGAGGACTGTGATTGCGATCCTTGTGAATGCGAGGAGGATTAGTCCGTGGCCGTAAAGAAAAAGAAAGACTCTCGATTAAAGAGAGCAAAAGTAAAGGGCTATAATAAGCCTAAACGCACCCCCGGACACGCAAAAAAGTCACATATTGTTGTGGCAAAAGTAGGTAATAAGATTAAGACTATTCGCTTCGGCCAGCAGGGAGCTAAAACGGCAGGGAAGCCGAAGGCCGGTGAGTCCGCAGCTATGAAGGCAAAAAGAAAAAGCTTCAAAGCACGGCACGCCAAGAATATAGCTAAAGGCAAAATGTCTGCGGCATATTGGGCAAATAAAGTCAAATGGTAGATAAAGAGTTTCATCCAGCAGATACTAACGGAGACGGTAAAGTCTCCGATGCAGAAGAAGCAATGTACCTTGAAGCAAAACGTAAGGAACTAGAAGATGCAGATGCAATGCGAGATGCACAACGTAACATGGCATGGTTCGCTTTAGCCGGAATGTTACTTTATCCTTTTGCAGTAGTATTAGCCAGTCTTGTAGGTCTAGACGAAGCGCAGAAAACCTTAGGGTCAATGGCACCTACTTACTTTGTATCGGTAGCCGCAATTGTAGCGGCATTTTATGCCAAGGAAGCAGTAGGAGGGAAGAAATAATGGAAATGTTACTTGATTTAGCAATAACCTTCTGGCAGTGGACAATACTCGGAGTATTAGTACTAGTCGGATTTGTAGTAAATAAGTGCGATAAAGAAGTAGAAGACTTAATTCAGTTTAGCTACCCTGAGATGCCAAAGATGCAACCATTACCAATAGCAACAAAAGATAAAGGTTTTTTTAAAGGTATCTTAATGTGGTTGATGGGTAGTCGTAAGTGGGTTATCTGCGAAGATTTCCATTATAGTATTAGTGGTGTAGAGTATAAAGTTCCTGCGGGGTTTGAGTTCGATGGAGCGTCTGTTCCTAAGTTTCTCGCAACATTCCTATCTCCTGTTGGAGTACTGTTAATGGGTGGCTTGGTACATGACTATGGTTATAAGTATGCTACTCTTATGAAGAAAGATGGAACTACTATTGGATACCGCGACCAAAAACACATGGACGGACTATTCCGTGATATTTGTATTGAAGTAAATGGTTTTAAAGTATTAAACTACCTTGCATACTGGACGCTGCGTCTTGCAGGTTTCGTAGCTTGGAACGGACATAAAAAGAGAGGTACACAACATGAAATATCTTAAAGTACTAGTAAAAGAACGCACATCTTGGGATGGTGCTATGCTAATTGGAATCTGCGGTTCAGTAATACTGTTCGGCGGCTTAGCAAAACTAATGGCCTGGATTGGTTTAGGCTACGGAATCTGGACACTACTGAAAAAAGAAGATTAATGTATGGCAGTTGAAGTAAGTCGCAGAGATGTTATCTCTGATGAAATAGTTGAATTAGGATCTGAGGCAAAGTTCTTGAAACTTCCTATAGGCCCATATCTGGATCTATTGAACGTCACACCGTTACCTTCGCAGATAGCAATTATCAACGCGATTAACAATCCAAAGTACCGTTTTGTCTCTGCCGCCGTCTCTCGTCGGCAAGGCAAAACATACATTGCCAACATTATTGGACAGCTCGTGTCTTTAGTGCCTGGCTCTAACATTTTAATTATGTCACCCAACTATGCTTTGTCTCAGATCTCTTTTGATCTGCAAAGAAACCTAATTAAGCACTTCGACTTAGAGGTTACAAAAGATAACGCAAAGGACAAAGTTATCGAAATCTCTAATGGATCTACTGTAAGAATGGGCTCGGTTAACCAAGTCGATTCTTGCGTAGGTAGATCTTATGACCTTATCATCTTTGATGAGGCAGCACTCGCTGACGGCAAGGATGCCTTCAACGTTGCACTTCGACCCACTCTCGACAAAGAAAACTCAAAAGCAATATTTATTTCCACGCCACGGGGTCGGAACAACTGGTTTTCTGAGTTTTTCTATCGTGGGTTCTCAAAAGATTTCCCAGAATGGTGTAGCATACGAGCAACTTATAGAGACAACCCTCGTATGTCCGAATCTGATATAGCAGAAGCACGTAAGTCTATGTCAGACGCAGAATTTAAGCAAGAGTATGAAGCTGACTTTAATACTTATGAAGGTCAGATATGGAAGTTTAACTTTGAGACTCAGGTGAAAGACTTATCTCAGCTAGACACCTCAAAGATGGACGTGTTCGCAGGTTTAGACGTAGGATACAAAGATCCCACAGCATTGTGTGTAATTGCATACGATTGGGACGCAGGAAAATACTACTTAGTAGATGAGTACCTTAACGCAGAAAGGACAACCGAACAACATGCTATTGAAATACAGAAACTTATTGATCGTTGGGATATTGATTTTATTTATATTGACTCAGCTGCTCAACAAACAAGGTTCGATCTCGCGCAGAATTATGGCATCTCCACCATTAACGCTAAGAAGTCTGTATTGGACGGAATTGGTCATGTATCAAGCCTCGTTGACAATGACAACCTTTACGTCGATCAACAGTGCAAAGAGTCCCTCATTTGTTTAGATTCTTATCAGTGGGATCCTAACCCAAACTTAGCTCGTGAAAAACCTAAGCACAATATGGCTTCTCACATGGCAGACGGTTTAAGATACGCACTATATTCATTTATAACTGCATCCGTATCCTTCTAGCGATACCTGTTCAAAAATAGTTATTGACAAGTGACCCTAAAGCCGCTATAATTCTTCTAATGAAAAATCAGGAACCCAAAAGCAAATGCCTAAGCTAAAACGTGATGTTGTAAAGTATGTACGAGATAAGGCAAAGTCTGGGTATAAGAAAGGCTCCTCGTGCGAGATTTGTAGTGAAACTGAACAGCTTGATTTTCACCACTACTATAGTTTAACCCCCTTACTTAATCAGTGGTTAGCAAAAAACAAACACGATCCTGAGTATATACAAGCACTACGGGATGATTTTATAGAAGAGCATTATGCTGAGCTATATGACCACACGGCTACACTGTGTCATACTCACCATTTAAAGCTTCACTCAATTTATGGTAAAGACCCTGCGTTAGTTACTGCTAAAAAACAAATGCGTTGGGTACAGATTCAAAGAGAAAAACATGGCTTGGTATAATAATATCCTAGGAAGAACCGAAAAGCTAAATCCTGCGCAGTTTCATGACGTTGCGATAAAGGAAAGCTCGCGAGAGAATACTCTTAGCTATGAGCGTGCTTACGAAGAGCTGGAAATTGTAAATCGCGGTGTAAACATGATCGTAGATGATGTTGCTGAGATTCCTACTCTTGTTAAGCCTAACACAAATACTAAAGGCGTTATCAAAGGCATTAAACGATCTAAAGTAGAGACTCTACTTAATCGAGAGCCTAACCCTTATCAAGATATTAACTCTTTTCGTAGAAACTTAATTACTGACTTTCTTATTGACGGTAATATCTTTATTTACTATGATGGTGCTCATATGTACCATCTACCTGCTGATAAAGTAACAGTACATGCAGACGAAAAGACCTTTATCTCTCACTACTCTTTGCTAGATATAGACTATACTGTTGATGAGATTATTCATGTTAAAGAGAACTCTTTTCACTCTATTTACCGTGGTGTTCCCCGTTTAAGTCCTGCAGCGCGTACTATGAATCTTATTCAATCTATGCGTAAATTTCAGGATAACTTCTTTAAGAACGGTGCAGTTCCAGGACTTGTACTCAAGTCGCCTAACACCCTTTCTGACAAAATTAAAGACCGCATGATCTTAGCTTGGCAACAACGCTATAGACCAGATGCAGGTGGTCGACGACCTCTCATCTTAGATGGTGGTATTGAAGTAGACTCTATTACAAACGTAAGTTTTAAAGATTTAGATTTTCAAAGTGCAATTTTAGAAAACGAAAAGATTATTTTAAAGGCACTTGGAATTCCTCCAATTCTTTTAGACTCAGGTAACAATGCTAACCTTCGTCCAAATTTACGACTTTATTATTTGGAGACTATACTTCCTATCGTTCGAAAATTAAATTTTGCAATGACAAGATTTTATGGTTTTGAGTGTATCGAAGACATTACAGATATTCCGGCTTTAGCACCGGAACTACGAGATGCGTCAGCTTATTATACTTCACTAGTAAATGGTGGAATTATTACTGCTGCAGAAGCTAGAGATCGCTTAGGGTTTCCTAAGATAGATGGAACAGAAGAAATTAGAGTACCTGCAAACATAGCAGGTTCCGCAGCTAACCCCGACGAGGGTGGCAGACCAGTTGAGGAGACTGAAGATGAATAGTAATAAAGTAAAAAGATTTAAAGCAATCAAGCTGTTAGCAGCTTTTTATGCACAAGAAAAGAAAATACACAGCGAAGTAGAGTATATTGCTTTAGGCCACCGCCAGCCTGTTACAGGTGCTACTATTAAGTATATATTTGGTGGATATCCCGGTGTAATGACTATGCTTAAACAAAGCGCATTTTGGAGTGACCTTGAGCAATATACTAAGGTTGCGCCTATTAAGAAGCCAGAAGCTGCAAAGCCTACGGTTGAAGCACCAAAGCCTGCACCTAAGGCAGCGGTCAAGCCTGCACCTAAAGTTGCAGTTAAAGAGGGTAAAGATAATGAATAAAATCTTTAATCTTACATCTACTTTTAAAGCACATGAAGGGGATGATGGAAGTGTCATGATTCGTGGAATGGCAAGTACAGCTGACTTCGATCGCGCGGGTGATACTATTTCAGCAGAAGCTTGGCAGAAAGGTGGGTTACAGAATTTTGAAAAAAATCCAATTATTCTATTCAATCATGACTATGATAGACCAATTGGTAGAGCCACAGGTATGAAAGCAGGACCTAATGGCCTAGAGTTAGAATGTAAGATCAGTAAAAATGCCCCCGGCAATGTATCTGAGCTTGTTAAAGACGGTGTTCTTGGAGCCTTTTCTGTTGGTTTCAGAGTCAAGGATGCTGATTATATTAAGGAAACCGACGGATTAATGATTAAGGACGCTGAGTTATTTGAGGTATCGGTTGTTTCGGTGCCATGCAATCAGGCAGCTACTTTTTCGCTCGCGAAGTCTTTCGACTCTACTGAAGAGTACGAAGAATTCAAAAAAACTTTCACTAATCGTGTAGATCTAGCAGGTCAGTCTCTGGCTACGGACGAAGACACTTCTTCAAATATAGCTAGTGACAACACACCTAAAAGCGCGGAAATAAGTTCCGCAGATCAGGAGATCAAAATGGACAATCAAAACATCGACTTGGAAGCTTTTGCAAAGAAGGTAGCTGAAGATACAGCTGCTAAAATCGCAATGAAGCAAGCCGAGCAAAAAGCAGCTGATAAAGCTGAAGCTGAGAAGCAAGCATCTTTCGTAGAAGCACAGGACATCAAAGTTAAGACTGGTATTCAGTCTGGAGTTGAAGCTCTTATGGCTGATATGGAGTCAAAAATGGCTGCTAAAGACGCAGACATTGCTGCTATTCTAGCACAGCATAAAGCAGACCTTGACGAGAAATCTGTCGAAATCGAAGCTATGCAAAACAGCAAGAAAAGCTTCCAAAACCGTGGCGGCGATCTAACTAAGTTTGGCAAGGAATTCCTCCATGCTTCTGTACTTGGTAAAATCACTGGCAAAGGCTGGGATACTAACTATGCTCAAGACCTAGCTCAAAAAGCAGGCGTTCAGTTTGACACTAACGCAGCTACTTTAGATACTATCGTTTCAACTACTTTCGAAGAAGAAGTTCGTCTTAGCCAACGTGTTGCTCAGTTGTTTAAAGAAATGCAAGTTAACTCTGGCGCAACTGTACTTCCTTTGATGGATGACACTAACCTTGCAACATTCTCTCCAGGCGGCATCGGCGCTAATGGTATCTTAGAAAACCGTACCCAAGTAGCTGCTAACGAGTTTGAATTGCGTGAAGTAACTGCACTTGCTAAGCGTCTTATCTCTGGTACTTATATCGGTGCTGATACTGACGAGCAAGTTGTTGTAACTATCTTGCCAATGATCTTGTCTGCTCTAGCTCGTGCTCACGCTCGTGCAATTGATGGCGCTTTCACTATTGGTAATGCTTCAATCGTAGGTCTTTGTGGTGGAGCCGGTACTGACGGATCTGGTTCTTTCTTAGCCGCAGATTCTGCTTCTGTAACTGACTTAGCTGTTAACGGTTCTGCGAACCTTACTGCTGCTATGCTTATGTCTGCACGTGGTGAAATGGGTAAGTATGGTATTAATCCTGCTGATGTTGCTTACATCGTCAACATGGAAGAGTACTACAACCTAGTAAATGATCCTGCTTTCTCTGATATCAGTGAAGTTGGTTCTGATATTGCTGCTAAGGTAACTGGTACTATGGGATCTGTTTACGGTTCTCCTGTTGTTATCTCTGATCACTTTGCACGTGCTGCTAACAAGACTGCTGCTATCGCTGTTAACGTTCACAACTACGTTGTGCCACGTTTGAAAGGTGTTGGTATTGAAAGTGAATATGAGACTGCAAATCAGCGTACTGCTATTGTAGCTGCTCAATCACTTGGATTCACCGAGCTTTATGCTGGTGGCGGAGCTGATCTTCCTTCAGTTCGTATTGAATACGCTGCATCTTAATTGTAGAAGAGTAATAAAACTTGGGGGTTCGCCCCCGAGTTTTTACTAATGGACTTATGACCTTATGGCAAATTTAATAACTTTAGACGAATACAAGACTTCGGGAAAGATCGAAAGTACGAAGGATGATTCTCGTCTCAATACTATTATAACATCAGTGAGTCAATTAGTAAAAACTTATTGTAACAACTCATTTGTAGACTACACCTCTACAAATAAAACAGAGTATTTTAATAACCACTATAGCGTTACATCTATACAAATGTCAGAAAGCCCTCTACTCACCGTAGTCTCTGTGAAAGAGCGCAGCGGCATAGCATCCACATATAAAACATTAGTTGCAAATGTAGACTACTATGTAGATCTTGCAACTGATAGTGTATTTAGATCTAATGGCTCAAATGGATACACTCCCTATCCTATGGGACCAGGTGCTGTAGAAGTGATATATACGGCAGGATACACTTCCTGTCCTGCAGACTTACAGCTAGCAGTAATTGACTTAGTTACTTACTACCATAAGGATGAGCATAAGGCTCGTCAAACTATGCAAGGCTCAAGTACCGCTAATAATAGTACTTCTAGTCAAAACGATAATGTAGGCTTCCCAGACCATATTAAAAGGGTTCTGGATATGTATAAAAACTATTAATGGCTAAGATTAATCTGTCAAAAGCACGTACAAATTTAGACAAAGTAGTACAGCAGCAAGTTGATGGACAGAGTGTGCGCATGAAATATGTACGAAGACTTGTTGATAAAAATCCAGATGTAAAGCAAATCCTTTTATTAGATAAAGCATATGAAGAAAGATATAACCGTTTAGTAGACTCTTATGATAAAGCAGTAATGAGCATGACAGAAGAAGAGCTAGAGTCCAGCGGCAGTAAGATGTTTGAACATGAAGGAAGAAAATTTGCCCTCAAGACAGGAAAACAAGTAAAAGAAAAAAACCAAAATTTTAGGCAAATAAATCGACTACGAAATAAGCTGATACCAGAGCTGAAAGAAGGTTATGATTTAGGACATAAAGATATAAGTATTTTAAGAGGTAATATTTCTCTCGTACTTCAAAAAATGTCCAAGGAAGACCCAAGACGAAAAGAACTATTAGCTTTATTTCTTGTTGTACAGAAGATAGACGCAATGGATTCTATAAATGGTACTGAAAAAGAAAATAAAATAGATCTAATAGAATATTTAGCTAATACAGCGGCGGAAGGACCTGACGTATCGATGGATTGGAAAAAAGACGCAGATATTATGAAAGGTCTTTCAGGCACTATACACTTAGAGGCAGAGTATAGAAAATTAAATCAATTTAAAGGTAGACTGTCTTCTTGGGTTGGAGGAGTTTACGCAGAGATTATAAGAGGAAACACTAAAGCATTCACCGAGTCTTTAGGAGAGATAGATATACTTAATTTAAAAGGCTCTCCTACAATAGTGCAAGATATCGAAAAGCAGCTTGTAGAGCAATTAGATCCTTCTAAAAAAAGAAAAAAGCCAAAAAGAACTAGTACAAGTAAAAATCATGAATCAAAAAGTAATAAATCTTCAAAGGTTCGTCGTAAAGTATTAAAAACTCCGAAAACGCGGATAAAGAAGAAAAGAAAAGAACCTGCTTTAAGACCTTTACATTTAATAGGCTTAATAAATAAAGAGTTACCTTCAACAGTAAGAAAAAATATGCAAGAGCCTGGCTTAGAAAATAGAACAGGTAGGTTTGCAAATAGTGTTGAAATAACAGATATAGTTCAAACAGCAAAAGGATTTCCAAGTATTGGCTATACATATCAAAGAGATCCTTATCAGGTGTTTGAAGATGGGGGAGGTGCAGCACCTTGGGCAAATGGTCAACGAGACCCCCGACAAGTAATTGATAGATCTATTCGAGAGCTTGCAGTACAGTTCGCAATTGGAAGATTCTATACCAGGAGAGTTTAATGGAACAAAGTAGACAGTACACAACCCGACGTCTTGGCATAGTAGAAGCTCTTGTTGATGCCTTAAAAGATATTGATGGTACGGGGCACTACTTAAGTAACTTAGACCAAAACGTATCTCCTCGCCTGAAGTTTTGGGATGAAGTAGAAGAGTTTCCTGCCCTACATTTAAATGCGGGGTCAGAGACTAGAGAGTATCAAGCTGGAGGGTATAAGGATAGATTTTTATCTTTAACAATTCGGTGTTATGTGAAAGAAGAAGATTCAGTAGCGGCACTGGATGCTCTATTAGAAGATGTAGAGACCGTAATAGAAGAAAATTCAAGAATTAGGTATAAAGATCGCAACAATGTTGATCAATATACACAACAAATCACTGTCGTTAGTATTGATACCGACGAAGGTGTACTTGAGCCTCTAGGCGTAGGAGAAATAGTCTTAGAGGTTCGATATTAGAAAATACTGGCACGAACAAAAGTTCACGTCCACGTCTTTTCAGGATAACATAGGAGATTAACTATGGCAAATGATTTATTTTTTAGCAGAGACACAAAACTGGTTGTGAAATGCGACTCAACCTTTTTTGAGATTCCAGTACTAGACGGATTCTCGTTCTCTCAAGCAACAAACGCATCAGAGGTAACTCTGAACGAAATGGAGTCATCAGCAGGAGTTAGCCGAAGAGGTCGTAAGATGTTTAACGATTCTATGGCACCTGCAGAATGGTCTTTTTCAACTTATGTAAGACCTTTTCTATCTACGGTGGATGCTGTAACTAGTCCTACGGGTCTTGGATGGGACGGTACAAGTGCACAAGTGCATGCAGTAGAAGAAGTTCTCTGGGCAGCACTAGTAGGAACAGCAGACTTTACAGAAGGAACAGCCTCTTCTAATTCTTCTTGGGCTGATAATGTTACTAATAATACAACTTCTGTGCCTTGGGATGCTAATACGGAGCCACGTTTAACAGTCGACTTTTTAGGATCTAACAAGTCCACAGTTAAAGAACTTGAACTTTACTTTATTATGGGCTCAGGAGCTTATGATGCAGGCACGCACCAAGTATATAAACTTGCTAAAGCAGTAGTTAACTCCGCAACAGTAGACTTTGATATTGATGGTATTGCTACTATTAACTGGTCAGGTTTTGCTTCAAGTATTACGGATGAAGGTTCACAGCCTACAGTAACTATTAAGGAAGGATTATCTGCCACTAATAACTTTATTCGTAACAGATTAACTACTCTAGTAGTAGGAGCAACTGCAGCGGAAAACATTGTAACTTCGTATACTCTGACTCTGACAGGTGGTAGTGTTAGTTTTGAAAATAATATTACTTATCTAACTCCAGACACGATTGGTGAAGTAAATAGTCCTATCGGGCATGTAACAGGTACTCGTACTATTGGAGGTAGCTTTACTTGTTACTTGTCTAACTCATCAGCAGGAAGTTCAGACTTATTTGAAGATCTGGTTACTTCTACTACTACTACTACGAATGATTTTGACTTAACATTCCATATTGGTGGTACTCCTGCAAGTACTACAGCAGGCCCTCACTTGTCGATAAACCTTCCGGCCTGTCACTTAGAGATTCCCTCGCATAGTATTGATGATGTTATTTCTATTGAGACTACCTTTAGTGCTCTACCTACAGATATTACTTCTGCAGATGAAGCTACTATACAGTACAAAGGCCTGGCTGTAGCATAGTAGGAACAACGTAAAAAAAGTTCTTGACATGGGAGGTCTTTTGGACTATACTATGTAATAGAAAATCGGAGCAAGGGTGGATTTTCACCCTTGTTTCGTTTCCATTAATAAGATAACTAAGGATATAACATGATCGACACAACCAAACCAGCAGTATCACTTGCGAGTCTTATGACTCCTAGTAAAACCGTAACAATTGACTTTCCAGGTCATGTAGGTATGACAATAGATCTTTGCTATCTAGCCCGAGAAGAGCTAGTAAAATTACGTAAAAGATGTGTTACAACAAAGTTTAATAAAAAAACTCGTCAGCCAGAAGAAGAGTTAGATGAAGAAAGATTCTTAGTAGAGTATTGTAAAGCAGTAATCAAAGGATGGTCAGGCTTAAAATATAAGTACCTAGAAGAGCTTCTATTGGTAGATGTTTCTGCTCTTGACCCTGATGATGAACTCCCTTTTACACAAGATAACTCAGAGCTACTTATGAGAAATGCAGGTGACTTTGATACTTGGGTTACTGAAACCGTGAGTGCCCTTGAAAATTTTACTGGGAACAAGTAGACGCAATACGGGTTCTGCTTGAGAAATATGTAAAGCAATCAGGTCAGATTGACTTAGATAAGTACTTGCTTATCTGTGATCAATTGGGTGAAGAGCCCGATCCCGATAAGATGCCGCTCGAGACTTCAGATCTTCCTTCTGATGTCCAAGTGGCATTTTTTATATTTGGATTTCTTGAGGATATTTGGGATGGCATGTCCGGCTCTTACATGGGTAAGAACTGGGGCAATATAGAGTACCTATTCAACCTTTATAATATAGAAGAACCTAGACACATGCTTTATCTAATGAAAATGTGGGAAGGAATACTAGTAGCCCATAGAGTAGATAAGGCAGAAAAGCAGAAAAAGGCAGAACAAAGACGTTCTGCGGGCGGTGGAAAGAATTTCACCCATAATGTGAAAGGCTAATGGCAAAAAATAAAATTATTCTTGATGTAAAAGTTGATGATAAGGGTGGTACCAAAAAGCTCGGAGTAGAGTCGAAAAAAACCGCTAAAAACCTTGACAAAATGGGCACCTCTGCACGTACCGCAGATCGTAATATTAAAGGAGCCGCACAGGCCTCTTCTGGGGCAGGTAAAAACTTCTCTAAAATGGCACAAGGAGCAGGAGGATTAGTAGGGGTTTATGCAACTCTGGCAGCTTCTGCTTTTGCCGTTTCAGCAGCTTTTAACTTCTTAAAAGGTGCAATGGATTTCAAAAATCTACTAGAGGGTCAAAAAGCTTTAGGCGCAGTAACGGGTGTAGCCTACAAGACAATAACTAATTCTGTAGTAGAGGCCACTAATGGACAGCTAAAATATGCAGAAGCAGCAAAAGCAGCCGCAATTGGCTCTGCTTCTGGTATAAGTCCTGATCAGCTAAATAGATTAGGTGCAGCGGCAAAGAATGCGTCTCTCGCTTTAGGAAGAGATCTAGGCGATTCTTTCGATAGATTAATACGTGGTGTTACAAAAGCAGAGCCTGAGCTACTTGATGAATTAGGTATTATACTTCGTTTGGAAAATGCTACTCGCAAGTATGGTCAAGAAATTGGTAAGTCTAAAGATGAGTTAAATGAATTTGAAAGGAGCCAAGCAGTAGCAAATGAAGTATTATCCCAAGCGGAGCGTAAGTTTGGTGCCATGGAAAAAATGATGGATCCTACGGCTCATTCTTTGAATCAGTTTGCAAAAGCTTTTGACGACTTACTAAATAAAATTAAAACGGGCGTTGCAGACGTTATAGGCCCCCTAGCAAGTTTTCTAGCTAATAATATGATGGCACTAACGGGAGCAGTAGCTTTATTTGCAGGCGGCTTACTTAAGCAAGTACTTCCGAGTATGAGTGCCTGGAAAGAGTCCAGTCAAGCTACTGCCAAACAAGTAGGAAGAGATCAGCAGGCTGTTCAGTTAAGACTTGCAAGAACACAAAAAAGTTATGAGAAATTAAAACTTGCACGTATGAATGATGCAAGTATTGCTAAAAAAGCAGGTGCAAAAATAGCCGCAGAGGTGCCAGGAGGTACTAAGTCAGGGCAGGGCGGATTAGACTTTTTAAAGGGAAACACAGACTCTAAAAGATCTCAGAGAGCGGCAGATAAAGCACTTCTGAATGCTGAAAATCAACTTAAAAAATCTGCAAAAAAGAGAACAGGTCTTTTAAAGAATATGAATGCACAACAAGTTGCCGATTTACGAAAAAGTTATAATATAAGGGCGGGCATACACAAAAAAGGCATGGCCGACTTTGCCTTCCAACTGAAAAAAGGAGGCTTAGCTATAAAAAGCTTTAAACTACAATTAACCTCAATGGCTTCTACAGCTAAGGTTGCTTTCGCAGGGTTAGCAGGAGCAGCAGCTACAGCAGGAGCAGTAATAGGTAAGGCTTTCTTTTGGATATCTATGCTTTCAATAGCTTATGATGGCATGAAAATGATAAAAGAGTACTTCTATCCTATGTCTGAGGAGACAAAAAAATTAGAAAAAAGAACAGAAGAACTCACTAGTAAGTACAAAACTTTAGGGGAGGAACTCGGCCGTACTGTAGATGTTATGAAAGACTACACCATGCTTAACGGCTCAGACATGATACAAACACGGGGAAAGGCTGTGGGTAGTTTAGGTTTGACCTCTATGATTAAAGAAATAAATGAAGCTATTGAAATGTACCCCGATAGAATGATCCCCGATGAAATGTTTGAAAGGATGATAAAAACAGCAGATGCAGCCGGAGAATTAGATGAGGGCTTTAAAGTTCTGTCCGCTTCTTTAAATAGCGGAACCAAGATAACCGATGAGCAGCGACTAAGCATGGTAAATCTTGGAAACGATTTACAAAATGTTGGAATAACTCTTGATAGATTGCCTTCAAAAATTGCAGCAATGAATACACAGCTTACTAAACTTACTGGTACCATCAAAAAACCTTTTGCCTCAGAGCTTCAATCTTCTTTAACTGCTGTAATTGATTCCCAAACCGTAGCTTTAGCAGCCAGGGGCACTGAATTAGGTAAAGAAGCCGCTCAGTTAGAAGAGTTCGAAAAGAAACATAATATTGATAGAGATGGAAAAGGTCTAAAAATTGGACAAGTAGAAAGTGATCTACCCACCCTAAGTGGCCAGCCTCAAATGGTAGATGTGTTTGCCAAACCCTCCCAAGAGATACTAGATATTCATGCTAGAAGTGTAGAGCAGCTAAATCTTCAAAACTCCGCACTGGGCGATTTAAGTAAAAGGTTAGAGACTAATAAGTTTTTTACTGAAGCACTAAAAGAAAATCAAGACGAGATGACAAGGCTAAGTAATGAACAAGTAACCGCACAGACAGAAGCCGCAGCAATGCGAACAAACGGAATAACTATAGAGGACAAGATAAAAAATGTTCAAGCACAGGGGTTAATATTATCTAAATCTGCAAATGACGAGCAGCAAGCACTTTTACTCTTAAGATCACAAGAAGTTTCTTTAACAGATGAAAACGGAAAAGCCCGAGAAAATTTACTAGATACAGAGATAACTACACTCGAGCAAGTAAGAGCACAGATTATAGAAGGGGAAAAGAAGTTACAACAAGCAAATAGAGAAATTGAATTAGGCGAAGAAAATAATAGTATAAAGATTGTTGAACTGAACCAGCAAAAAGTTATAAATGAGCAAATAAGAAAAAGGCTGGCTTTAACTACCGCAATCTTTCGTACTTCTTTAGCTTTAAAAAATATTCAAGCAGGAGGGACAGGTTTATTTGGGCAAGCCCGAGGGCAGGCTGCAGACAAAGCTTTTGAAACTAACCTAAATGCAAAGCGCTCACAAGCAGAGCAAGATGTATTAGATACGCAAAAAATTGTAGATGCTGAAAAGGCTAAAGAAGGAACTCCAGGGTATGATCCAATGAACGCTTTTAACGCTCAAAAAGCAAATCAAGGGGCTACTAATCGTTTAGCTTCTCTAAACCAGGAGATAGAGCTTTACAAAAAGAGAGAAGAGCTAGTACTACTAAACGCTAAGGGAGAGACAGAAGCTCTGCAACTAAAGGTACAATCTATATCTATGAACCCTGCTATGACGGCTTTCAATGTTCAAATGAATGAACTAAAAAGTCAAGGAGTAGAGTTAACAATTGCAGAGCAGGGCCTGTTATACGAGGAAATAAAAACACAAACAATGCTTGCTAAACTGGCAGAAAATAAACAAGCACTTTTTGATGGAATTGCAAGCAGTATGTCAGCCGCCTTTACCTCAATTGTTACAGGAACAGCTTCGGCAAAAGAGGCTTTCAAAAGTATGGCAATAAGCATACTTTCCCAAATCACACAAATGATTGCTCAAATGATGATTATGAGAGTTCTTATGAGTGCTTTTGGAATGGGTGCACCTACTGATGCGGGAATGACTGATTTTTCCTCAGGATATAATGTAGCGGCTATTGCTAGAACTGGAGGAGTATTTTCAGAAGGTAAAAAAACGCAAGGATACGCAACTGGAGGAGTCGCAAGAGGCTCAACTTCAGGATATCCAGCAACTCTTCACGGAACAGAAGCAGTAGTTCCTTTGCCGAATGGAAGATCTATACCTGTAGATATGAAAGACAGCGGTGCAACAAACAATAATATTGTAGTTAATATATCTACAGACGGACAAAGCAGTAAAGAAGGCAGTTCAGGACCAGATATGGACAAGCTTGGTGCCGCCGTAGCCTCTGCAGTTCAAACGGAACTACACAACCAAAAACGATCAGGCGGAATACTTAATCCGTATGGAGTAGCATAATGACAATAGGTTTTATATATGATGGAGGTACCACATACGCTACCCCCGATAAATCAATGGCAAAGCAGAGCACTCCCCGAGTACTGGTCGCTAGTTTTGGAGATGGGTATGAGCAGCGAATTGCAGATGGAATTAATACTTTAAACGAAACCTATTCTTTAACTTTTAGAACCCGTCCTAAGGCTTATATCGATGATGTAGTAGCTTTTTTAGACGCAAGAAAGGGTGTAAGTAAGTTTCCCTTAATTTTACCTGATTCTAATGTAAGTTCAAACCCTGCGGGACCTGCAGGTATTGGAGAAAGAGAAGTAAAAGTAGTAACAACTAATTACTCAGTAACCTATGACTATGATAATTTTTATAGTCTTTCACTATCATTAAAGAGAGTTTTTGAGGCATGAGCAACGTAATAGCAACAGACTTACAAACGCAAGAAATTGATTCGGAACTTATCGAACTATTTGAAGTAACCTTGCCTAACGGAACAACCTTGTATTTTCACCCTGGTTTAGATTCTGATTCGACAGACTTACAGTTTCGAGATAAAACTAGTCCCTACGCTATTCGCGATTATATTGCTATGCCTATTATGATCGATGGCCTCGAACTACAAGCCGATGGAGCATCCAATAGGCCTTCTTTTACGGTTGCAAATATAGGTTCATTATTTCAGTCAGAGCTAGGAGGCTTTAAAAATGATGACTTAATAGGACAAAGACTTAAACGTCGTCAAACTTTAAGAAAGTATCTGGTTGGAGAAAATAATGATGCTTCTCCTCCAATAGAGTTTTCTACTCAAGAATATGTAATTGATAGAGTGCGAGAAGAGAACGCACTTTCTATTACTTATGAAGTAGCCACTCCTTTTGATTTACAGAATATACAGATACCGCGACGTATTGTAGTAGGTAAATACTGTAGCTGGAAGTACCAAGGACATGCTTCTGGAGAAGGCGGCGGATGTACATGGAATACAGATGGAGCAGTTAACTATAATGGAGATGGAACTATACGTGCTCATAAAGCCTACTTTGACTTTGACGATCGACCTCTCATAGCCTCAGAAAGTATTACTGCCACTTTTAATGCAAGTACCGCATACACTACTAGTGACTACATTACTCATGGAGGCAAGTTTTGGGTGCGTACAGTTGCAGGAACAGGCAACGCTCCTTCTACAACTTCTGCTTATTGGAAAGAAGTTCGTAAATGGACTGAATGGGCTTCGGGAACTACTTATCAAATAGGCACTCTTGTTCGGTATAATGCAGTAACAATATGGAAAGCCCGCATAATTTCAACAGGACAAATACCTACAGATACAAGCCCTTACTGGGTTAGAGAAGAAATATGTGGTAAAACATTACAGTCTTGTAAAGCTCGATACGGCTTTAAACCTTCCGTGCTTACAAGTGCAAATCAAAAACCAGAAGGATCAACAAATTTAGCAGCTCGTCTACCTTTTGGATCATTCCCCGGAACCTTAAAGTATTAATTATGAATCAAGTAGAAGAAATTAGAGAACATTTTGAAAAGTGGTACCCTAAAGAAGGCTGTGGCGTACTAGCAGTAGTTAAAGGAAAGAAAAAATGGTTTCCTTGTGATAATGTAGCAGAAGATGAGAATGACTTCGTTATAGACTCAAAACAGTATATTAGTATAGGACACCGAGCAGATATTGTAGGTATTGTACATAGTCATCCCGATGGAACCACAGAGCCTAGTGGAAATGATATTAAGTACTGTAATGCGGTGGGAATACCTTATTATATATTTAGTTATCCTGAAATGGATATGGAGATATTGCACCCTGTACGAGAGAGTAAATCTCTTTACGGAAGAGACTATGAGTTTGGTGTAAATGATTGTTTTGAAGCGGCAAAAGATTATTATATTTCAAAAGGTTTGGAAATACCTAACCGCCCTCTTTTTGAAGACGATTGGTGGGAAAAAGATTTAGATTATTTTACCGACGAGTACATAGGTACTTGGGGGTTTAAAAGAATAGAAGACAGCATGCAAAAAGGTGACTTAGTCATTTTTACAATCAATGCTTTAGTAGGTAATCATTGCGGAGTTTATTTAGGAGATGATATATTTTATCATCATGCAGAAAACAGAATATCCTGTAGGGAAAATATTTACCCCTTTTGGAAAAAGTATATAACCGGAGTTTATCGTTATGCAGCATAGTGTATATTTACAAGGAGAGCTAGGAGAAAGATTTGGCAATAAGTTTATTGTCAATACCTGTAATTATGCGGAAGTTTTTAAATGCATAAACGCAAACAGACCCGATTTTTTACCTTATGTAAGAAATTGCCACGAACAAGATATAAATTTTATAGTTGAAACAGAAGATGGTACTATAGACCATACAGATGCACTTACTCCTTTAGCTAAAGGAGACATAACTATATCTTTGGTACCTGCAGGTTCTAAAAGCGGTCTTGGAAAAATATTAGCAGCGATAGCTATAATTGCTTTTTTAGTTTTTAACCCTCTAACATTAGCAGGAGGAGGTAATCTTATTACTGCGGCTACGGCTGGAAGTTTTGGAACAGCAGGAACTTTAGCAGTACTGGGAAGTGTCCAGCTAGCAACAAGCCTAGCTATTGCTGGCATACAGCAAATAATGGCACCAGATCCTGCAGTAGACCAAGACGCCCCTACTAATTATCTTTTTAGTGGAGGAGCAAACAATGCTGTAGAAGGAGACCCTATACCAATTCTTTATGGAGAACTAAGAGTCCCGGGCAGGCCTATAGCTGTGGACATACTTCAAGGTGGAAATGGTAGTAATGGTGGTATGTTTGATCAAGATATAATAAACAATACCGCAACAGACTCAGCAAATAATACTAATATAGTTTCACAGAGACAGCAGGCCTAATAGGAGCCCCAATATGATTTCAGGAATTGACTTAAACGGCATGGATCTCGACTTTAGCCATTTAAAAAATGATAGACAGACAGTATCAGTAACAGATCTTATAGCTGAAGGGCCTATTTACGGACTTGTTGATGGGGCGGCTTCTGTTTATCTAAACGACGATAGGGCTGTTCCTCTCTCAGAGACTGGTAATTACTATAGTCAAAGCGCTGCCAGAGTCACTTTAACAAACGGCTCTACCTCTGCTGTTATTACGGGAGCGGGAGCACATCCAATTATACAGTCAGAAACAGGCGATAAGTATTTAATTGTAAGAGCAGCGCATGGAACAAAACAGGTTACCGCCTCAAACGGATCTGCGGGTACTGATAACTATGCTATTACTGCTACATTAACTACTTCTGACGGGTCTGCTTTCTTTACTGATAGTATGATTTCTACCCCTGAGGATGTAGACACTCATGTTCCCGCAAGACTAGGGCTTATGGCAGCTGGAGGAGTGGGCGATGGTGCTTTTGGAGAGGGTTGGATAACTAAACGAACTAGTAGCTCTGTGGCTGAGTTTGTTCCTGGAGGAGCCGCAGGCCCGTCTGGTATATGGATTCCTAATGGTACTTACTCGCTGGAAGTAGACAAAATAGCTAAAATTTCATCTATTTCAGGAACTACTGTTATTTTGGAGTCAGCATGGTCAGGCAACCCTGCTGCGTCTCCTGTATTAAGCCTTAGATTCGACGTTACAGGAGCCATAGTTAAGAAACTCGACCCTATAACACAAACACAAACAACTAACCATGAAGGAGTAACCACTCAGTTTAGGGTAGGCACTCTTGCACAGACTCCTTTTAGCGGTCGAGGAGGGCACGGAGCTACTTCTATAAGTAACTCTCCGAGTGCAGGAGGGGCACTAATACAAAGTAGTACCTACAATTCAGGTAGCGGAGACGCCCCTAAGGTCTTAATAGGGAGCTCAAACTCCGGTTTCAAGCTAACTGCTAGCCAATTGCAAGAAGTAGATGAAGCTCGTTTTACTATTGCTTATTCAGGAGGGCATTACGCAGTAAACGGTGAAGGAAGTGACAGAGGTACTTTTACTCAATATAGAACTATGATAGCAATTAAAAAACCTGGAGAAAGTTCTTTTGAAGCTTACCAAGTTTTAAAGCATCCTTTAGTTCATCAGGGACTACACAAAAACGCGGTTACTTTTGTTGAAACAATAGACTTAACCGCGTTTAGGCCTTTTTCTGACTTTAAAATAAAAGTTGAAAGAATAACTGACCACCAAGGCGATGCATATAAAACTCAAACTGAGAAAGGTTCTGGATGGACTCAAGTTACTTCGGCTTCTTTAATAAATACAACGTGTGTTATCAAAGATATATTAACACACCCTTTTACTGCACTCGGTAAAGTAACTTTTGATACAAAAAAGTTTACAGGAATGCCTACAAGATCTTACCATGTTAGAGGTTTAAAAGTGTCTGTTCCTTCTAACTATATTACAAGAGAGCAAACGAGTGATGGAGTTGCTACTTATAATCGTAATACTACAAGCGGTGCTACTACTACTTCTTATCAAGACTGGGATGGTGCTTTTGCTGAGGAAA